ACTCCATCAAATAAAGTTGAATAAATATTGTTAAATGAATTTATTCAACTTTATTTTATGGAGTTGACGACTTTGTTTCTTTGGGAGTTTCAGGAATGAGTTCTGTAAAAAATACAGGTTCAATTTCAGCTTGGTTTAAATTGGAAACAACGGGTGCTAGTGGGGACATTATGAGAATTTTTGAGGATTCAAATAACAATGTGAGAATTTTTTATCACAATCCTTCATCTGAATTAAGATGTGTTTATAAAGCGGGAGGAACAACAACATCAGCTGTTTTAACTGATGTAATTGAAGGAGATGGAAATTGGCATCATGTAGTTGGAACATGGGACAACAACACAGGAGATGCTGTTGCAATTTATTTGGATGGGGTTTTAAAACAATCAACATCTGGAGTGAGTGGAACATTTACAGGAAGTTTTTCTTCAGCCTCTATTGGAAACAATGCAGAGGGTGGCGGATTCTGGAAAGGAAATATTGATGAAGTTGTTTTGTTCAACAAAGCTTTGGATTCAACAGAAGTTTCAAATCTTTACAATGATGGACTTCCATTTAATCCAAAACCATTGGACAACATGAAAGGTTATTGGAAAATGGGTGATGGAGGTATTGTAGGAAATCCAATTGCAACATACCCAACAATTGTGGATGAAACAGGAAACAATAATGGAACAATGACTAACATGACATCAACAGACTTTCAAGCTGATGTTCCAGAATAAAGATATGGAAAAAAAGTATGTTATAATAAAAAAAGAAATGGTTGAAGCGATAGATTTCAAACAAGTTATTGAAACATCAAAATCAACTTTGAGATATAGTTTAGATGGGAGCAAAACAATTCTAAAATTTTTAGGAGATATTCCTCCATTTTTGGATGGGGAACAAGTTTATTCTCACAATGAAATAATTGAAATAATCAACAATCCAGATAATGGTTGGATTGACTTAAATGAATAAAATATGAAATTTGAATTAAAAAGAAGATATGTTGTTAACTCAATAAAAACTTTAGAAGCTGGAGCGGTTATTGATGTAACAGAAGAAAAATATAAGTGGCTTGAAGAAAATGGATATGGAGAGCCAGAAGAAAAAAAAGAAAAGAAAACAAAAAGAAGTTCAAAGAAAGAACAATAACAGAATTATAAATTTATAAAATAGAAAAAAAATGGCAAATGGACAATTAAACGGAACGGACCTTGGCGTTTATGTTGGTGGAACATTAATAGCTTACTCTACTAATGCAACTATCAACATGAATCACAGTCCACGTTCTACAACAAACAAAGAATCTGGTGGATGGGAAGAAAACATGGAAGGTTTAAGAAACTGGGATGTTTCTTGTGATGCATTATATGCATGGCTAGACCCTGCAGGTTCAGCAATATCAAATGAAACTTTAAGCGAAATATTTACTGGATATTTAGAAACTAGAGCTTCTTTCACTTTGACTTTCGGAGTTACTTCATCAGGAACAGGTGATACAAAATACACTGGGACTGCTTGGTTAACTTCTGTAAGTTTAACTGCACCCTTAGAAGATACAGCAACTTTTTCAGTATCTTTCCAAGGTAGTGGAGCACTAACACAAACTATTGCTTAGTAATAATTTTTAGAGCCTGCCTCCCAGTTTTCTTTTCTGAGTTGGGGGGTAGGTTTCTTTTAAATATCAGAAAAGACAAAACACAGAAAAATGAAATACGAAATATTAGAAATCGGGGAACACAAAATGCCAATAAGATTTGGATTCAATGCTTTAAGAAAATACAGTGTAATGACAGGAGCAACAATGAATGACTTAAATAAATTATCAGAGGGAAAAATGACTTTCAATGATGCCTTTAGTTTAATTTATTGTGGTTTGGAAGATGGTTACAGAGCGGCAAAACAACCATTTCATTATTCATTAGATGATGTTACAGATATGTTTGATGGTCATATGGATTGTATGGAACAAGCGTTTGAAATCTTAGGAAGAGCAATGGGAGGTGAATCTGAAAAAAAGCAGAAGGCCAAGAAAGTAAGGAAGAGCTAACTTGGCGTAAATTGGAAAAGATAGCATTCGGACAATTGGGAATGAATGTTGATGACTTTTATGATATGCTTCCAAGAGAGTTTTGGAATAAGGTTGAAGGATTTTATGAGTTGGAAAACATGAGACAAAGAAGTGATTGGGAAAGAACAAGATGGTCAACTTGTTTATTATTGAACATTCAAATCCAAAAGGGTAAAAGAATAAAACCACAGGACTTGATTTTGTTTGATTGGGAGAAAGATGAAAAGAAAATTGATTTTGAAGATTTAAAAGCAAAAGCAGAATTATATAAAAAAAGAATAGAACATGGCAAGTAAAGCAATTGGATTTTTAAATTTTAAGTTTGGAGCGGACTTAGGTGGATTTGAAAGAGCAATGAAAAAAGCTCAAAAGAATCTTAAAAGGTTTGGAAAAGATTTACAGAAAACAGGAAAAACTTTAACAACAAACTTAACACTTCCAATTCTTGCTTTTGGGGCTGCAAGTTTAAAGGCCTTTGATGATCAACAAAAAGCAATTGCACAGGTTGAAGCTGGTTTAAAATCAACAGGACAAGTTGCTGGATTCACTTCAAAAGAACTTCAAAAAATGGCTGCTGATCTTCAAAAAACGTCATTGTTTGGAGATGAAGAAATCTTAAAAAATGCAACAGCTCAACTTCTTACATTTACAAATATAACAGGAGAACAATTTGCAAAAACACAGGAAATTGCTTTAGATTTAGCAACTAGATTAGATGGAGATTTGAAAGGAGCTTCAATCATGCTTGGAAAAGCTTTGAATGACCCTGTTGCAAATCTTAGTGCATTGAGCAGAGCGGGAATCCAATTTTCAGCAGACCAAAAAACATTAATAAAATCCTTAGTTGAAACAGGAGATATTGCTCAAGCTCAAACCATTATTTTAGAAGAACTAGAAAGACAATATGGAGGAAGTGCTGAAGCTGCAAGAAATGCGGGGTTGGGTAGTGTAGAAGCTTTAAAAAACAAATTTAGTGATTTAACAGAACAAATTGGTCAAAGATTACTTCCTGTTGTAATAAGATTCGCTGAGTTTTTAGTTGGATTGATGGAGAAATTTGACAAATTAGATGAATCAACAAAAGATAATATTGTAACATTTGGATTGATTGTTGCTGCAATAGGACCAATTTTAATCTTAGTTGGAAAATTGGCAGTTGGACTTGCTGCCGTTTCAAAAGCTTTTGCCGCTTTAAATATGATAATGACTGCCAATCCAATAGGTATTATTATTGTTGCGGTTGCCGCTTTGATAGGATATTTGGTTTATCTTTATAACACAAATCAAAAAGTTAGAGCTTCAATAAAAGGTTTATTTGCTGCTGCCAAAGTTTATTTCACAGGAATGGCAGATCTTGCAATGGGTGTTTTTGAAGGAATTGGGGAATATATAATTGGTATTTTTACTTTTGACATTGATAAAATAAAAAACGGATTTAATAAGTCAAAAGATGCAATTGTTAACTACGGGAAAAACATAGGGAAGGCGTTTGCTGACTCTTACAATAAAGAAATGAGTGAGAATCTTGGAGAAGATATGCCAGAAAAAATAACAACTGATTTCAGCAACATTTCAACTAACAATCCTTATAAAGAAATTACGGAAGGCACTAATAACGCAACTGAAGCAACTAAACAATATTCTGAAGCGTTAAATGTAATTGAAACAGACTTTTTGTTTCAAAAATCAGCTGTTGAAGATAGGTTTAAAAACATAATACAATGGACTGTAAAATTAACACAGGAACAAAAAATTGCTCAATCTGGTTTTCAAATGTTTGGAGATATTTTAACAAGTTCATTGGATGACGCTTTAAGTTCACAAGAAAAATTCTTCCCAATTTTCATTGCAAACATTAAAAAAGCAATTCAACAATTGCTAGTTCAATTAGCAGTGATGACTTTAATTAGTGCAATAATGCCCGCAAGTTTGGGAGGTCTAGGAAAAGCCGCTTTTTCATCAAAAAACATAATGGGTAATATAGGAAGTTTAATGGGAGTAACTCCATTTGCTCAGGGTGGTTTGGTTACAGGACCAACAACAGCCTTGATTGGAGAGGGTATTGGAACAACAGCTTCAAATCCTGAAGTTGTAGCTCCATTAGATAGGTTGAAACAATTTATGGGAGGTGGAACTCAAAATGTAGTTGTTGAAGGAGTTATTAAAGGAAATGATATATTTTTAAGTAATAGAAACACAGGTTATAACAGACAAAGAAGCGTTTAATGGCATTAGGAAAAAAATATTATATTGACTACAAGTCAATGGCGGATGAGGATTTCACATTGGAAATCTGGGTTGAAGGTTCAACAGTTGCTGCAACAGAAATTAATCTTGGAGGTTCTGGTCCTGAAATACAATATGAAACAAGCAATCAAGAAAAGTTTTCTTACATTTTAGCTAGTTCTTTAGACATTCCTTTTATTGTTGAGAATGTAGGAATGCAGGATTTTATTACTGATTTGAGAGATGGGACTTTGCAAGAAAAAGATGTTTATGTTCATTTGTATAATGACAGGGACACAACAAGACCTTTGTGGAGTGGATTTTTGATTATGGACTTATCTGCTAAAGAAGATGTTTCTTTTCCTTATGAAGTAAAATTAACTGCAATTGATGGTCTTTCTTTATTAAAAGACCAACCATTTGTAAGAGATACTAATTTAGACACAGGAAATCCTGTTGAGTTTCCTTATGATGTGAAAGATGTTTATTGGAACAACTACGACAGAATAACAAATTGGATTGAAATAATATTGGCAAAAACAGGGTCTGCTTTAATGGCTCAAGGACTTTCAACAAACTACACTTATAAAACATCTGTGAATTGGTATAACTCCGAAATGCCAAGCACAGGTCAAGCTGATGATCCCTTGTATTGGACTCAATGTAAAATGAACTCCTTATATGAAAGAGATGAAAATGGT